TGCCGGAGATTATGTGATGGCTTTAGCAGATGACGCAAGCCGGGGCGAAGCGAATGCTGTCCACTGCGCCGCTGCCGTAGACGTAGCCGGACGCGGCCACATCCCACGTATAGTACGCGTAGCCTCTGCTCGCACTGCGCAACCGCACGCTCTGCGCCGAAGTCTTTCCATCAATGCCGTATGTGATCGGGTGTCCTCCTTCTGCGAATGTCTTATACCACGGTGTCGGTGTGCTGCGTTCAACAGCCTGTTTCCAATAGTCCCAGGCTTCTCCCTCAACGCCTGATGCCTGTGGTGTGATGAACTCCTGCTCTAATGATGCAAGGAAGATCTTGTCGTATGTGTCTTCGTAGGTTCCTACGGCTGCATCTGTGACTGTGTTCAATGCTGTACGCACTCTCACTGGTTTGATCGCGTTCAGGAAGTCGTCTGAATATCCTGACAGGAATCCAGGCTTCGACGCAAGTTCTGCTGGTGGTCTGTCCCACTTGTGCTGTGGTTCCCACCACTGTCCTGCTGCCTTTGCGCTGTTCAGATACTGTCTGATTGCTGACTGACTCCATCTGTTGTACCCATACGCTACACGCTGCAAGCTGTTCAGTTTTCCGTCTCCAGCAAATGACAATGTACCCAGGTTGGTTCCATTGGATCCGGCTGTCGGTTTCACTGTCTCGATCGGTGTGGTGCTCTTTGCGTCTGTGAATGTCTGTACTGTCCACTCTGCTGCCGCCTTGTCCGGCATTGAATAGAATCCTGCAATCTGTCCGCCTGCTGGAACTGGCTTGCTCAGTGTGAACTGATACTGTTCGTTTTTCTTGCAATTATTGCCCCAGTTGTCGCCTACGATAATGTTGTAGGTTCCTGCTGCCAGCTCTGTCTCTGCATAATAGAATGCTTCTGCTGCATCGAACTGAACACCGAACGGTGAACAGAAATGCCACTGAAGATACATGCCTGGAACCTTGTCTCCGTTCTTCAGGTCGACGTTTGCAAAATGCACAATGTCATGCGGCACGTTGTAGCTTTTTGATCCGTCTGTCCAGTCAATGTTCAACTGATCACCGATGTCCATTAATACGTTGCCATATCCATCTCTTACAATCTTAGCGATCGCCGACATCTGCGACGCAAGTGCTGCGATCTGATCTCTTGCTGTTGCTTCCGAAATGGCTGTCTGTCGTCTCATTTCTTCCAGCATCTGCAAGCCTACTTCATTCGTCAATAATTTACCCATTTAGTCCTCCTTCTGGCATATGTCGCCGTCATCGTCTATATACAGCCCAATCTCGTCGAACTGTCCTCTGATTGCGTCTCCAAGTGTTGCATATGTTTTCCCTTTTCTGTCCACCCTTGCCTCCGCAATCTCTCCTTCTGCTGATCCAGTATAGTCTGCAAGTGCAGCGTCCAGTCTCGCCTTCAGCTGCGCGTTCTCTTTCTTCAGTGCCTCGATGCTAGTCTTGTTATCCGTGATCTGCTTTGTGGATCCCTGTATGCTTTCTTTTGCCAGGTTCGCCTGACTGTATGCGTTCTGTGCGTTCTGCATATAGGTCTGTGCGTTTCTTTCGGACACAGCTGCATTCGTTTCGTGATTCTGTGCTTTCTCCAACGTCTCGCTGCACAGGTTCTGGATCTGCATGTACCATACCTGTCCAGTCGGTTCCACCATGATGTCGGATCCGTTCATTCCGTCGAAGACTTCTACCTCGACAGGCATGGTCTTCATCACGTACTCGTCGCCTGCGAACTCGATGCAGAAGGACAGCGTGCCAGGATCCTGAAGTGCTCCGCCAGGAACTACCCAACCGAACAGAAGATATTCTTCATTTCTTCGTACATTGATCACTTTGTTGATGTCTGATATTCCTGTCTCTGTAACATAGATTACTTCAATATTCTTCTCTGACAGGTCAATGCCATCGTAGTACCGTGGCATCTGGAATGCGATATACTGCGAATTTCTTTCCCCGGAGATCAGTGCCTGCTTCCGAATTATTGAAATGCTTTTATCTTCTTTTGACACCTCGAAGACCATGTCGTCGCTATATCTATTCGAATGATCATAGCCGTCCATGTACTCATAGACTTCGCTCATGTTCCTTCACCTCCTTCTACTTCGTCCTCTTCCAAACATACACAGCCAGATATGGGGGCATATTACTGTGTGCCCGGCTGCCTCCTGTGTTGCTCGTTGCCACTGCTCCACCTGATCCTGTGTTCCCGGTTCCTGCTGCATTGCTTGTCAGCTGTCCAGATCCGCCGATAGTAATGCCGTGTGTATGCGCTCCGTTCGATGACGTTCCGTGTGTCGTTTTCGCCTTAGCTGCCTGTGCTGCATATCTCGCTGTTCCCGACGCAGCGTTCTTATTTCTGTCAACATTATGGCTGTGTGCACCTGCTGACGTACAGCTTGCCGTATGCCCGTGCGAATTTATCGTGTGTGTATGCGATGGGCCTGTATGCGTATGTTCCCCACCTATATGATTGTGTGCAGGAATCTGTTCTGTGGTCAGTGTTACGTTCTCACTACCTCCTGTTGTTCCTGCTTCATGGCTTCCGTCTCTTGCAAGTAAGAACTTGCCCTGGATTTCTTCCCATGTTCCTCCGAACAGGTTTGCCGGATTGGTGCTGCTCGCACTCATGTAGATCGCTCCTACCGGATAGATCAGATCGAACATTCCTGATAATGTCGGCAGTGGCACAAACAGCTTTGTCACGGCCGTAATGTTCAGATTATTCAAAGTTACTTCATACAGTGGAAAGTCGTCGATCGCGTCTCCTTCGTATAAGTTCCCACTTTTCAGTGCTGGCCTTGCTGGTGTCTGTCCCGTGTTGACTGATGCACCTTGTAGTACGATCAGCTCTGCGCTTTCCACTCCTGTCGAAGCGTCCTGCTTGTATCGGATCGCAATGACATCTTTTCTCGTCTTTCCCTGTGTTCCGTTGTTGATTGTTGCTTTTTCTGTTGCGTTGGTCGGTATGTTGATGTGTCGTCCCTGATTTACCAGGTCGCCACTGCCTATTGTGATCTCGTTGCTGCTTTCTACGCTTGCGGCAAACATTGTCCCGGTACGCATCACATACTTTCCTGTTCCGCAGACTCCAGCATGGTACAGCGCGTCATCTGCTGCTGTAACATGTCCGTGGCCTGCATATCCTGTTATTAAATGCACCATGTTTTAATTCACCTCGTATGTTATAGTCACATCATCATTGTTTATCTTGATGATCTTTTTGCATACTTCCTGGACTGCCGTGATCCCCGTCGTTTCCTCACTGGTTCCCACAATGTCTCCCACGTCGTATACTTGCTCCGTCTCTTCCAGGGCAATCTTCATGTCATCGGCCTGGTGTGCTTTCTCCATTCGCTCCACAGCGTTCTGTACCATGACAGCATACTGATCCGTGACCATTTTGAAGTATTTGTTCGCTGTCCACGCAGGTGCTACAGTTTCATCTGTTTCGCTGTAGTATTTGTTCTGGCTCCATGCCGGGGCCACGTTATCATTCTGCGTGTAGTATTTGTTCGCACTCCATGCCGGAGCACTGGTCGTATTGACTTCTGTGTAATAGTGGTTTGCCTTCCAGGCTGGCGGTACTTCGTAAGAAATCCGGGTGTAGTATGTCTTTGCTCTCCATGCCGGAGCCTTTTTCTTCTTCGTTTTGCTGACATTTTCATATCCGCCCTTTTTCTTCTTCTTGTAGTACGATGTGCAGCTGTCCGCCCAGTCTGTCGGTTTCCGCGTCTGCAATACATACTTGTATTTTGTGATTCCACTGACGTTCTGGTATTTACTCGTTACTCCATCGCTGTAGAATTCAAAATAGTTTTTATAGTTCTTTGACCAGTCAGAAGGTTTCTTCGCCTGCTTTCTGTACGTTGTCCTCTCTACGCCTTTTACGGATGTGTAACTGCTTCCGCTTTTTGTGAAATACTCTTCGTACTTTGTGCTCCAGTCAGAAGGCTGTGATGTCTGAAGCTGCTTCACCGTCTGCCCTTCTACATTCTTGTACGTGCTTCCACTTTTCACATAGTATTCTGAAAAATTCACGGCCCAATCATACGGTTGGATCTTCTGTAGCTTGTACTCGACCTCTACTTCTTCCACTTCTTTGAACTTGTCGTTGTCGTCCTGAAAAAAGTACGCTGTGCTGTTCTTCTTCCAGTCAGAAGGCTGTGACGTCAGCAGGATGTAGTTTTCTGTGATCTCTGCGTTCGGATAGTCCAGGATCTCCACCACCTCGTCCTCTCCATCCATCACCTTCTTACTCGTTCCCGGGATATAGTCACTATCCTGAAGTGGAACGTCTTTCGTTGCGTATGGCTGTATGCCTCCGTTTTCGTCGCAAAACAGATGGATCACAGCTCTGTTCTTCAGATCTCCCTGCCCCAGGCATATGATGTGGTTCACTGGCCTGTAGTTTTTTTCGATCGTGAAGTCCACCTGTGCTGTATTGAACTCTTCGTCCTGGCTGTAGTCCTGCCGGAGTTGTGCGCTCAGGACTACCTTTTTGTTTTTCCAGATGATATTCAACTTTGCGTCTGCGTCTTTCAGCATCTTGCATATTCCGGTATAGGCGTCTATATATCTATCCATCTGGAATGCCTGGATCTGTATTCCTGTGTCTTCCGACGATGCTTCAAACAGGTCGCCCAGGTCTATCCTGTCAATAATTGTTTGCAGTACTTTGTTGGCTTCTCCATCAAATACTGCGTAGTCCTGTCCGTCCTCCGGACAGATAATCTTCTTTTCCAGTATTCCGTGCCATGTTCTTCCGGAGTACATGATCTCGTCTTTCTCCGTGTTTACTTTTACTTTGTCGACGATTCCGCCGTACTCCTCGCCTTCGACGTACAGGAAGAAACCTTCTGTGCAGCAATGGCTCGCACGATCTATCGTGCATGTGAAGTTGTTCTCGTCAGATCCGTATGCCATATCCAGCTCATAGGCGTCCATGACGCCCTGATCTACTCTGTGTGCATCCGCATATATCAGATCCATTCCGGTTCCCCTCTTTCGTCGTATAGTGTGATGTCTACCTGCATATCTTTACTTCTCAACACTGGAAGCGTTCCTTCCGGCATCTTTTGGAAGATGTTGTTCTCCCTGTCTCTCTTGTCAAAGATGTTTGTCTCTTCTCCTGTGACCGAATACTGCCGGATTTTCTTTGTTATTGAATTTACCGTTGCGTATTCTCCGTCTTTCAGCGTCGTTTCCAGTCCATAGATATTCCCGCCTATGGTAATCTGTGGATCCACTGCTGCACCGTAAAAGATCAGCTCGAAGTTTGATTCTCCGATGCACTGGTTGTTCAGTATCTCGATAATCTCGCTTCGGTCGTAGTCGTACCCATAGTCTCGCGGATAGTCCAGTGTTCCTGTCTCGTTCGCCTGTGCTCTGTACTGGTATGTCGTCTTTCTGATCCAGGAAGGATTGACACTCAGGAACTCAATTTCATGTTCCACGCTTTCAAATAGTTCTTCGTAATCGTCGTTCGATGTTGAATGCACGAAGCCTTCTTTGTAGAAATTATTCCACCAGATCTTACCCGGTGTCATGTTCCTGACGTCCTTCTCGAAGATCCTGTGCATCGTGTACATGATCGCGTTGAACTCCTCTTTGTCTGTTGCCATGATACTCAGCTTCATCTTTGCCGTCTGTACGTTCTTGTAGAATCTTTTCACGCGGGCCAGACCATTGACGCCTGATATTGTCGTATAACTCCATGTGTTCTGTGTCAGTGCCTCCGGATCTTGTGCATAGATCCCGTTCTGCATAAGGTTCAGGATCGTTCCGTCTGCCGCTTCATAGTACAGCTGCATCATACATACCCCCTGACTACTCTTCCCAGCTGTCTGCCGTCCAGCTCCAGCGTGGTGTTCGTTCTTGCACATGCGTTTGCGATCTTATCCGCCAGGAGGTCATAGTCCAGTGTACTGTTCCCTACTACTGACTCCACTGCTGCCTGTACATATCCCTGTAACACGTCGATCGGCGCTACTGCTTCATATCCTGCTTCTCCTCCTACCATTCTGTTTCCCGTTGCGGTATTGATTCCGAACGAAGTTGCTTTCTTCAAGACCGCGCCCTGCGCATACCAGTCGATGCCGATGGAAGGCGCTGTTCCTTTTCCCGCGATACCATACGGCGGCGTACCTCCAGATATACGGAAGTGTGGCAGGTTAATGTGCGGCAGTGATATATGCAGTCCGGAGAACAGTCCTCTGATCCCTGACACCAGGTTCGCCAGTGTGTTCTTTGCAGTCTGGATCGGGCTTGTAATCGCCGACTGGATCCCGCTGAAGATGCTCGATACCGTTGACCTGATTCCTCCGAAGACAGATGTCATCGTGCTTCGTATTCCGTTCACTGTCGTACTGACAGCTGACTTCGCCGCATTGATCGGTGTTGTCACAGCTGTCTTGATTCCGTTCCATACTGATGATGTCACTGATCTGATTCCGTTCCACACTGTTGTTACGGTTGTTCTGACCGCATTCACTACTGTGGATACTGTCGACTTGATTCCATTCCATACAGTCGTCACCGCTGTCTTTGTTGCATTCACAGCTGTCGTCACCGCTGACTTCATTGCATTGAATGCAGTCGATGCTGCTGTGTTGATTGCATTCACGATCGTGGTCACTGTTGACTTCATCGTGTTAAATACATTGCTTACGACCGTACTTGCTGTACTTACTGCCGTCGATATAGCTGACTTTATTGCCTCGAACACTGTTACTACTGTGTCCCTCACAGTTGTCACGACAGTGATTACAACCGACTTCATTACCTCGAACGCCTGGTTCACGATATTTCGAAATGTTTCACTGTTGTTGTAGGCATATACCAGCCCAGCCGCCAGTGCTGCCAGTGCTGTCACTACCAGGAAGATCGGGTTCGCCAGCATCGTTGTATTTAGCAGCGCGAAAGCCTTCTGAACCACACTTATGACCGAACTGATTGCCAGTGCTGTCGCAAGTATCCCAAGTCCGGCAGCTACTCCGACGATCACAGCCTGAAGTTCTGGACTGCTCTGCACTACCTGTGCGATCTTCGTTACGACTTCCGACACCTGTTTCACTACGTCCGATATAACCGGAACGAATGTCTGTGACAGTGCTAAACTCACGTTGTTGGCTGCCTGGCTCCATGAATCTTGCATCGTAGTCGCGCCTTCTGTTGTTCCTTCCAGCGCCCCCTCATTGTTCTGAAGGGCCTCTGTCCATTTGTCAATCTGGAAGTTTCCGTTCTGGATATTCACGGCCAGCTCCTGCGCCGCTTTCTTTCCGAAGATGTCTTCCACTGTCTTTCCAGTGTCTCCGACCTGTGCCTGCAATGCTTCTGATACCGTGTCGCACTCTCCGATGGCTTTGATTGCTTCCTGGAATGTTCCTGGTACGTCCTTCGTAACGCCTGACAGGTTTGTCACTGCCTTCGTCATTCCGCCCATTACAGAACCGACATTTGCGCCGCTGTCTGAAAGACTGATCAGCAATGCCAGGGCGTCCGTTGTGTCATATCCTAACTCCTGGAATGCTGTGCTGTTGTTCGTGAGGTAGCCAGTCAGCTCGTCCACTGACATCTGACAGCTTTGGTTCGCTGTGGTCAGATCGTCCAGCAGTCCGTCCACATCATCAATACCTAAGCCCCAGCGCTTCGTCACGTTCGCAATCGAATCGACCGCCTTCGTTCCGTCTGTTCCTGTGTGCTTTGCAAAATTCGCGATCTTCTCTGTGACTCCTGCTGCCTGATCGCCTGTGATCCCGAATCTGGTATTCAGTTCCGCCAGGATATTGGACACATCTGTCAGACTAGAGTCCTTGTCCGCTATGTTGCTGTATGCTTTTTTTGCGGCGTCTCCCAGCTCTTCCAGAGCATCTCCTGAAGCTCCTGTTCCTTCTACGATAGCCGCTTCCGCTTCGTCGAATGACTGTGCCATGTCCAGCGCTGACTGTGCGATGTCACTGATCGCACTGGCGATTCCTGCATTGACTAGAATCTCTGCCATGCTGTCGACCTTTTCTCCAGCTGTGTCTGCTGCATCTCCCTGGTCGTTCATGGCGTCGTTTGTATCGCTGACCTGATGCATCAAGTTCTGTTCTTCCACCTGTGCATATGTCAGCTGATTCTCCAGTTTCTGCACTTCCGCACTGTCGTCGCCGTAAATATCACGGGCGACTTCCAGTTTTTCGGTCAGTGCTTCCTGTTTATCTCTGTTTGCTTCCAGCTGCTGCTGTAGCAGCTCGCTCTTTGTCTGTAGATATTCTGTGCTGTCCCCTGTGTTCTGGAACTGTGCCTCGTTCAGCTTCATCTCCGCACGCAAGGAACTCATTTCACTGTTTGCATCTTTGATTGCGGCAGTAAAGTCGGAAGTTTCTGCCGTGAACTGTATCTTTGCTTCGTTTTTGCTACCTGCCACGCCGTTCTCCCTCCTTCTCTATCGCGTATCGTAGCCATCTGTCATATGCTGCTTTATTCCTCAGTACTGCGTCCAGAAATCGCAGATCATGCTCCCAGAACGTACTCTCCGGGATCTCCATGATGATGACATAGAACGTGTAATAGTCTTCGATTTCGTATAGCTCGAATTTCGGAAGTCTGATGCCTCTTCCGGCTCCTATCTTCTTCGCTGCTTTCTCGAAGGCTTCTGCAAATTCTGTTTTTTTTCCTGTACTCCGAACAGCTGTTGAAATACCTGTCCGAACTCTTCCCTGTTGTCTGTCAGGTCATGCAGGAATGTGATCAGATCCGGTATATCTTCACCGACATGTGCACATGCGTATGCGATATACAGTACTTCTCCCATTTCAACCTCGTTCAGCCCGCCGTTCTTGCCCTGCATCTTCTTGTACAGCTCAAAATAACGGTCTGACAGATCTTTTCTACTCTTTGACAGTTCTGCAAGTGCTCCTAAGTTCAGAGTCAGGTCGATCTTGTTTCCGTCCTGTGTGCTGATTTGGTAAAATTTCGCCATGCTCCTGTTCTCCCTTCTGTTACTGGTCGTTTGATACAGGAACCACAGTGCTCTGTACCAGTGATGTGTCGAAGTGTTCCAGCCACTTTCCTGCTGTCTCTTCGTCCAGTTCGCTCTTCAGTGCTTCGTACATACACTCTCCGTTATCATCCGGAAGAAGTTTGATTGTAAGCTCCAGCTCCGGAACCTCTTCCTGTCCATTTTCTACAGGTCGTTTCGGCCCGCTTTCCAAAACACAGCGTGGATATGCTTTAAACTTTTCTACACCATCTTCGTCCAGGACTCTCTGTGTGATAGAGAATTCCGGATGGCTGCTGTTCTGTCCGTATGCATACACGCCTTTCTTCAAATTCGGTCTGTTCATGTCGTACATCTTGTTGTAGATGTCTCGCGGCACATGAAGGGATTCTGTGAGGGTTCCATTTCCGGTTCCTTTTACCTTTTCTTTCGCTATAGCGCCACGGCATTTCTTCGTAATAATTTTTACTTCCAGTTCTTCCTCACTGGATCCGACGCAGCTCATTGTTGAATAGCTCTCTTCATCTGCCATCTTGATGTGCTGTTCTTTTACTTCAAACTCTGAAAAAACACCATTTGTCATGTTCTGCTCCTCCTTAAAATTCTTCTGTCAGGTGTCCGATGCACAGTTCCATAATGCGATCGCTCGCACTCTCTGCACCTGACGCCATAAACTGCTGATTGCCAGCATGTTTCTTTGTGTTGCTTCCATCGTCCGGAAAATATAGATAGTTGTACGCGTTCACGGTCTTGATCGTAACCGACAGCATACCGTCTTCCTGTGTGAATGGCTGTGCTGCGCTTGCTGGTGCTTTCTTCCCTTTCCAGCGTCTTCCTGACGCCGGAAGGATCCGCATGATCTGGTCATTGATTTCCTTTGCGCCTTCTCCATGCAGTACATCGTTGATCTGTCGCGCAGCACCTTCTCCATACTCCTCCATCTTCTGCTGAAGCTCGTCCAGCTCCTGTGCGTCCAGTTCAAACGTTGCCATGTCAGCACCTCTTTTCCGGATGGAATAACGTGATCGTGGCAATCTCCACAACCATGTCCGTGTTGTTCTTAAATGTGTAATTGTACTCAACCGGATCCGCTGTCGCTTTCAGCTTCGCGCCTTTCTGCGCTTCCAGCGTTTCAATCACTTTCTGTATGTACCCTTCCGGGATGTAGTCTTCATGTACTACGTGCACCTGGTAGAATGTCTGGTAGTCCACACGGTTCGACGCTTTATCTGTCTTTTTCCTGTTGAATACAAAGTAGTTCCACTCTTTCAGGTTCTTTTCTCTACACGCTCCGTAGTAGGCTCCCGCCATCGGAACCTCTGTGCTTCTCGCCAACTCTTCAAGCGTGTTCTTTGTGGCCGTCAATATACTGCTCATATGATCGTCCTCTCTTCCTCCAGATACAGGTACATTTCTTTCGCTGTTCTGTCGTGGTCTATATTGATGATGCTGTACAGCTTGTCTTCGATCGTGATCTTCTTTGTGCTGTCCACTTTTTCGTTCGATCTGGTCTTCACTTTCATTGACAGGCTGCGTCCGATGCTTTCTGCGAACTGGATGTCTTCGTCCCTCTTTGACTTTTCTTCGTATGCCAGCTTCAGGATCTTGTTCAGATCTTTCATACTTCTGGCATTCTTCACTGCCGAAAAATCTGTGTCCTGCTGCCGCTGTTCGCACACGTACAGCATTCCGTCGTTGTACCTGCTGAACCTACTCTTCATGTGTTGCTCCTTTCACTCTGTTGTAGTGCCGGATCCGCAGGATCTCCTTTCTGTATGCGTCTTCGAACTCATTCAAGCAGTCGTTCCATGCGTAGAGCATATAGTTCAGGTACAGCCTTCTCTGCATACCAGGGGCGAAGTAGTTTCCTTCTGCCCCCAGGATATGATTCAGTTCTACTTCTGCATCCATCATCATGTCGATGATCTTGTCATCGGTGTCAGAGTCTGACCACGTGATATTCAGATGCCGCTTCACCTGCTTCAGGCAGTCGGCTGGCATATTATCCCTGTTCAGCACTCTTTCTCACCTCTTTCTCAGGCTGTTGCGTCCGGTGTGCCTTCCACCTGGATGTATGCAGCTTTCAACTTGCTGATGTCCAGAAGGATCGCTACGGTGTTGTCGTATGCTTTACCCATTCCGTGAAGTTTGATCTTGAACACTCTCTGATCAGCCAGGAACTTGAACTCGTCACTGTATTCCAGTGTTCCGTCCTTGCTGGTTCCAAGTCCCATGAAATACTCTTCTGGAAGTACCAGAATGGCCTTTCCCGTTTCCATCTCCGAAGATCTGATCACTTCTGTCGGGAATGGGAATACACTTGTTGTGTAGCTTCCGATTGCTGACAAGACTGTAGTCGCTGGCATGATCTTGCTCAGATAGTCCTGCATGTTGCAGATCAGTGTTACCTGATCGAATACACGGTCGTTTCCTTTCTCTGTCTTTGCAAGTTGTGCCAGAACTTTTCCATACTCTTCCGGCATGAAGCTGGTCAATGCTACAGCCTTCTTCTGTGGATAACCTGTTGATGTACTCACGCTCACTCCTTCGTGAATATCTCTGTCCATTCCGATCGGACACTTGTTGCCATTTCCTGAGATGATTGCTTTTTCAAGTGCCTTTGCAAGTGCTTCCTTCAGGAATGCACGAATGTAAGCGTCCAGGAATACCGGGCCAAGCTCAAGCATATCCTTCTCGATGATTGCAAACGCGGACAGCTTGCACTGCTTGATCTCTACAGTCTTGAAGGAAGATGTGATCTGCTTTGTGATCTCGTCATTGACGTCGCCCCATACCGCAGAATCTGCTGTGTGATCGTTCAGGATCCATCTTGTAAGGTACTGCACAGATACAAAATTGATCCTTGCAAGCAGTGGATGCTCTTCTGTCAGTTCTCTGTACACATCTTCGATGATGGTTGTCGGCATGACCTCCGGTGTCAGAAGACCGTTCATAGCCTGTACAGTCTTCTGTTTTCCTGCCTCGATGACTTTCTCGTAGTATTTCTGTTCCGTCGCTGTAAGCACACGGAAGCCTCTCTGAAGCAGCACTTCTTTGTCTCCGTGGGCGCTCTCAAAGTCTGCCTGCACAGTGCTGGCAATGCTTTCCCCGAATTTCTCGAAGGCTGCTGTGATGTTTTCTTTGTTTCCGCTTTCGATTGCGGACTGCATAGCGACCACTGCGTCGCGTACCGCTGAATTTGCTTTAAACATTACTTTCATGTCCTCCCTTAAATTAAATTTGTGAATAACGTTTTTAAAAAGTTTTCCTCTGGTTTCGGATCGCCAGTCTGTTTCTGGCCGTCAAGATGCTGTGGATCACCTGCTTTCTTCATGCCGTCCAGTGTTGCCTGGATATTGTCAAGTTTCTGCATGATTGCATCGCCTTTCTGGTGCTGCTGTGCTCCAAGTACGGCCTGTCTGATCATGCCGAAGGCTGTCTGCTGCGTTTCTCCGTCCTCTTCTTCCTGGTCTGCGATCTCTGTCGCAAAGCCAAAGTCAAGGCATTCTTGCGCCGTCAGCCATGTTTCGGCGTTCATCTTTTCCTTGATCTCGTCCTCTGTCAGATTGCATACAGACTTGTATGCCTCGATGCTGGACTGATTGATCTTGTCGTTGTCTTCTGCTGCCTTTCGCATCTCTTCACTGTTGGCGTAGCCAAGATATGACATGCAGTTATGGATCATCAGAAGGGCGATTGCTCCCATTGTTCTGACGTCTCCTGCGCAGAATACGATTGTTGCAGCGGAACATGCGAAGCCGTCGCAGAATGTATGGATCTGTGCGCTGTGACGTTTCAGGCTCGAATAGATGGCCAGGGCTTCCGCCACTTCTCCGCCGTAGCTGTTGATGTACACGTTGATTGTGTCCACGTCCAGTCCTTCGATTGCCTGCTTTACGTCTCGCGCAGACACTTCTCCTTCACTACATCCCCAATTCCTGTACAGCTCTGCTGCTGATGTGATGTCTCCGTAAATATTGATGTCTGCTGTCCTTGTTTCTGCATTCTCTACGATCTGGTATACTGCTTTTCGTTTCATGCTTTGTTTTCACCTCCTTCTGGCCCCTTCAGGAATCTTCCGATCTCCTCGAAGTTCTTCGTGATGAAGTGCTTGCGACTCCATTCTGTGTTCAGCGGCGCCATGCCTAACTCCTCACGCACTTCGTCGATGCAGTACGTTCCGGAACTGATCAGGTTGGATATGCCTGCCGCTATATTGAACAGGTCACGATGCTGGATCTTGCCTGTATCAACCATGTAGAAGTTGCCTTTTATGTAGTTCTCTGCTCCTCCGCGTTTGTTCAGTCCTTCCGTGATCATGTCTGCGTATGGATCCACACCGAAGGACAGGAACGCTCCTACGACCTCCGACATGTTCGTGATGTTCCCTGTCATCATTGATTCAGGTATGTGCATCGCGCCCGCTACCGTCTTGAATAGATCACTCCGAAGCTGTACGAAGTCCGCTGAACTCTTCGCTGACGTAGTAGCCTTGTCCGGTTCCAGGCTGTAGCCGTCAAATTCCGGATAGACTGCATTGTCAGATTCTATATAGCTCTTCAGCCGCTCAGATATTTCGTTCTCGAACTCTTTCTCGAACTCCTCGTCTCCAGACTTCACTCCGTCAATATGGATCTTGTACTTCTGTCCGTTGGTCTTCTTGAACGCCTGTGCTGCTGCCGACATAATCTTCCCGTACTCTTCGTACATACCGTCGATCAGCTGCTTCACGTTGATATTGTCCAGCGTGAACATGTAACAGTCGTTTTGTGTGAATGTCTTGTTGAACTGGAAATTCCCTGTTGTTACTCCGCTGTAGATGTCTCCCAGGATCGGACGCTCCTGCTCCCTGATCCATGAGTCTGCACAGTACAGCTTCCCGGCCGCATCCACCACCAGGGCCTTTCCTTCCCTGATCGCCTTGTTGATGACCTTGTGCCAAAAGATTGAACTTGTCTCATTTGCGTTCGGTGACACATTCAGAAGAAAATAGTCTTCGCTCTTTGTGGGCTTTCCTCCGACGAAGCACTTGATCTCAGATCGTGAGATTGCATTCGCAATCAGTGACGTGGCCGTGTAGATCGCCAGCTCCTTGTAGTACAGTTCCGCAGGAATATCTATCACAACCGCCGTCGCATCTCCTCCGATCTGCTGCTTTGTCGGCATAATTTTCTCTAAAAAATTACTGATCCATCCCATTGTCCTCACCTCCTCGCTATAGTGTTATCGTTCTGACCTTTCTGATCTTCGGTCGTTCTTTTATCTTTGATTCCGGAACCATTGACGCCACCAGTGCCATGAATGGATCCGTCTTTCTGCTTCGTGCCTCGATCTTTGCGTACACGAATGAACCCTTGTCTGCTCCCTGCTGCCGTCCGTACCGGATCACCTTCGTGTTATTGGTCGCCCATCTCAGCACTGGATCATCGCCCCAGTGAAAATACTGGTTCAGGAAGCAGTGGTCTATGATAGGAACCACTGTGATGATGTCCGTCTGCTTCACAAGTATCAGGTTTCCGTGCTCTTTTGAGATCCCGACACGTGCCAGCGCGTCAGATAGCAGAGAATATCTGTAGTTATCTATCGCAACCATAGCGATCGAATACTTCTTCCCTGTCTCTGCGATGTAGTTCGCAATTACAGACGGGTGGATCTCGATGTCGTCCACATACTCCAGCTGTCCCTTCTTCACCCACTCACGCCACGGAGCCTTGATCCGCGGAATGTCTTTCGATGCTGAACAGATCCAGGCGTGATTGATGTCGTATCGCTTGTCTCCGTCCTTGAAGTGGAAGTTCACTGCTGCAAAGTCGGACGTCTTCATGTAGTCGATTCCGACAGTGCAGCTCCAGCCTTTCAGTTCCGGCAGTTCTTTGTTCGTTGCCTTGATGTTTTCCCAGGAAGTGACCGCCGCTTCCTTCGCTCCGGCTGTCAGGTTCATTCGTTTCGACATGAACGCAGGCAGTCGCTCCGGATTCTTCTTCCACTCCCTGTACTCTTTCCTGGTTTCAGCCAGAAGGTTCGGCAGGTATGGCAATGACGGGTTTGCTTTTGTCCAGTTTGCCTCGTCGTCAACCTCTTTTTTGCTGTCCAGGCGGCAGATAAACGGCAGCAGACCGTTGTCGTCTTCTTCTCCCTGCAAGATGCCCTCTGCATCTTCCAGAAGGTCGTCCAGCGGCCCCTCTCGCACGTCTCCGTTCGTCGTGTAATAGCTCCGGCGTGGGTGTTCTTTCTTTCCCAGTCCGGTCGTAAAAACGTTTATGTTGTCGTAGTTCTCATACTGGTGGATCTCGTTGAAGATCACGATGCCAGAACGCAGTCCATCCTTGCCCTTCGGGCTGTTGGTTCGTCCTTTGACTGTGCTCTTTGTCTTGCTGCACGTGATCTTTTCCTTTGTCCAGTCGTAAAACTTTTTGATCTTACGCAGAATCTTCGGTTCCTCGAAAAATCCGGTCAGATCCTGCACCGGACGCATGGCCTGCTCTTCGTTGTTGGCACAGATGTCCACGTCGTACTCTCTGATTCCGTTGTACGGTGATGTCAGGCAGAACGCTTCAACGGCGATCGTTCCGTCCTTGCCTGCTCCACGCCCTAACATAGCGAACAAATCCGGCCATCGCGGCATCCCACTGTCGTCCCAATATGTACAGTCATGCAGGGCGATGATGAACTTCTGCCACGGAAAAAGGTCGAACGGCACATACTCTTTCGCAAGGTGCATATATTTCGACAACTGCTCTGTATTGACGTGAATTTTTTCGTTTTTGAAGCACTTTTTCACGTGTTTTACAAGTAATTTTTGATCTTTGCTGCACTTGTATGTGTCGTTTTCAACAATGTCGATCCAGTCCTGGATCTCCGGGATCCTGCTGATGTCTGTCACAGCTCGATGTCTTCCTCTGCGACCTTATCCGTCGTTAGTCCCAGGTCTTTCAGGATCGTCAGCATTGCCCTGGTGTACTGCGGTAACAGCTTCACGTTCGGGTTGTCTTTCTCATACTCTTTTCCGGCGGCAGACGTTGCAGTGTAGGACAGGCCGCGCTTCTTGATGTCGGCTTTCATCTTCTTGACCAGGCGGAAATACTCGACATAATCGTCCACCAGTCCCTCGAAGTGCGACGCGTCTGCTCCCTTTGCTCTCAGCTGTGTCATCAATGACTCCCTGATCGCCTTCTCTGATTTAGCTGCCATATCCATCACCTCACTTTTTCCTCGCGTATGCGCGCGTAGCTTTTTTGTCGTGCCCCCTTCCCGTTGTTGGTTTCCCCTTCAGGAAGGGGCTACGGGGTGGTGGGGGTATTACCATCTTTCTTCGTTCACATATCTGTCGTCGTTCTCCTGCGATCTGTTCCTTCGTCTTCGTTTTTCCGGGTGCAGCTTGTTGTGGCACGCCTTGCACACTGGCATCAGGTTCCTGTACGTCTTTCCCTCGAAGGTGTATGTCTTACTCAGTGCAAGCGCCGGATGCTTCCGCACGAACTGCACATGATGCACTGTGCTGATCAGCTTCTTGTTTCCATTCTCGTCCACGTCGTAGCGTGTGATCTTCCCGGTCTTCCTACACTCAGCACATTCGTAGTGGTTCTCTTTCAGGACTTCTTCCTTCAGTGTGATCCACTCCTTCGACTTGTAGAATTTCCACAGCTGTCCCTCACGGATCAGCTCCTCGATCCAGTTCTTCAGTTCATCTTGTTTCAATCTCTCCACCTCCAGGCAAAAGAAAAAGAACCCCGGTTTGTTCCAGGGTTCTCCTTCTTTCCGGTATGTTCATCGTACCGTTTTCCTTGTCCTGTGAGTGACGCACTTATATTCTCCCCGACATCAGGAAGTAGAAGCGGCGGCGCAGCGTATAGAACAGCGTGCTGCCGCATGGTATTCCCTTCTGTTGCATCTGCTGGAAGGTTGTTCCTTCCTCCGTGACATACTCCAGCATAAACGGATAAAGTGCAGGATAATCCTGCACTGCCTCCGCCACTGTGTTCTCGATCTTCCGGATCTTCTCCTCGATCTCTGTGACGCTGCTTCCGTGGTCGTCCTCGCGTGCTCCACTGGTCAGCGCCTTGTGCCATTCTCTGTACTGATGGCAATATGAGTATGCCGTCAGGAACGCGTGCTTGCTGATTCCGTAGCGTTTGTTCAGTGGTCGCACGTTTGGCATGTCTTATCTCCTTTCTTTCTGACACCTATCGCAGTCACCGAAGGATGCCCCGAAGCACCCCCGACACTTGACTGGTTTAGTCTGTGGTTTCGTGTTCCTGCTCTCCTGTTTTTTCTCTGGCTTTCGTTTCGTCTGCATCCTCCTCCTTCTTTCCTGTGACGATCTCTCTCATGTATCTGTGCGGCACTTCTGCTCTGATCCCGTTGAAGATCAGGTCTGCCTTTGCCGCGTTCTTCATCAGTGTCTCCAGATCCGACACTTTCAGTTGTACTCTGTCCTCTGCTGTGATTGCATCCATCAGTCCCATGTTCTTTTCTCCTTTCGCTCTCCTGCGCCCTGCGTGGCGGGCGCTGATTATTTGATTGCTTTCGCTCCGATGACGCAAGCCGGGGCGAAGCGAATGCTGTTCACTGCGTAGGTGCCGTAGTAGACGTTGCCGGACGCGTTCACATACCACGTATAGTACGCGCTGCCTCTGCTCGCGGATCTTGTCCAGTGCCACTCTGTCTCCTGCTCCGGATTGACTTTCACGCAGTCGCGTTCTGATCTGAACCGCTGGTACTTCTTTTCTTCGTCCTTCATTTCTTCCACGGACAGAAGGAAGAACGTGTCCAGTGTTGCCTCTCTGTCTCCGTTCTCCTTCAGCACAGGAACCAGGAGTCTTCTGAACCCTTCCTCGAATCTCTCCTTGAAGGCGATGCTGTTCATGTTTCTGCGAATGCTGGACTTCTCCCATTTGTTACAGCCGTTTTCATCGAATGGCATTTCATCGAACGGAAGATCTGCAAACTGCAATGTCATTGTTCGCATGTCTGGATCCGCAGCCTTGTCCTTGTCGTAGTCCAGGATATTCAACAGGGCCGTTCCAATTCCTTCGACCTGGACTGTGATCTGTCCATCTTCTCCGAATGTTTCTCTTGCCTTACCTGCTGCCAGGATCTCCTCAATCTGCTCCCATGTGTACTCTGTTTCTCTGATTGTTCTCGCTTTCATTGTCTGTTCTCCTTTTCTGGTCAATACTCTTTCTTCGCATACCGGACACACCATTCTTCCCTCCGGTATGATTTCTCCGCACATCACGCATCTGTCTTCCATCATCGTCTCCTAGCTGAACGGCAGCTCTTCTTCGATTCCGTCCGGTATGTTCATAAATCCGTCGGCTCCTGTGTCTGGTGATGGTTGTGGTGTCTGTTGTGCATTCCGATCTGCTGCCGCCTTGCTCTCCGCGAACTCTGCTTCTTCCACGACCACATCTGTCGTATATACTTTCTGTCCGTCCCGGTTCGTGTAGCTTCCCGTCTGGATTCTTCCCGCAACTACCAGCTTCGTTCCCTGGTGTGCATACTTCTCGATGAACTCTGCTGTCCGTCTGAAGCATACGCAGGAAGGAAAGTCTGCACTTGCTTCTCCATCCCTCTTGCCTCGTCTGTCTACTGCAAGTGTGAATCTGGCGATTGCCATAGGCTCCTCGCCCTGTGTGTATCTCACGTCCGGATCTCTGGTCAATCGTCCCATCAGGATCACCTTATTCATTCCGGTGTCCTCCCTTCTTGTTTCTCTTATGCTGTGCTTTCAGTTCCTTCACTGTCAACGTGATGATGATAGCTGCTGCCAGCACCAGGCCGACCGCTACCAGCACCATGACGATCCACAAGATTGCGCCCCCTGATACCATCAGCAGCAGCTTCATGTTCTCCCATGCTTCATACATCTGTCTGTCCTCCCTGAATAATTTTGTCCAGCAATGTCTCATACATTGCTTTGTAAGTCTCTGCTTTTGTCGTCTCTCTGATTGCTTCTTCCTTCCAGTCTTCCGGGCTTGCTCTCTTATCCACCATCATGTCCCCCCCTCTTCTTTTCTGTCTATTCCGATCGCAACGCCCAGTGCCTTGTCGATGGCGTCCATTTCTTTTCTGCTCATTCTCCCCAGGAACTTCCCTGTCCTCTGCTTGTCCAGTGTTGTCATTCCTTCACACAGGGCGACCGACTCGCGCCCTGTGCTGTAGACTGTGACATGTGTTTCCAGGTTCTTCTTCGGTTTTGATGTCAGGAACACCACCGTGATCTCATTGCTATATCGGTTGTTCATGTCATTCGACACGACCACCGCCGGACGATCCTTCTTCATTTCGCTGCCGATCTGTCCGCGGTCGTTGTTGATGTAATATATATCCCCGCGTCTTACTGCCTGTGTGTATGCCATACGCTCTCCTCCCCGTTCATCTTTCTTCTCCGGTTTCGCTGTGCTCTTCTCAACTGCTGCCGTCTGATCATCGGGATCCCCTTCATCTTGCGACGGTTGTTACTCATAGGCAGCTCCTTCTGTTTCTCTTTCTTCTCGCCTATCGTATAACCCGCCTGTCCTAACTTCGCCAGTGCCTCCGCCAGCGCGTCCACGTTTACTGTACAGTCAACCACTATTCTCTCTTTGATCTCTTCCTGCTGCTCCGGATCCTGGCTGATCTGTTTTTCAGTCTTCTTGTGTCTTGTGATCTGCTTCTTGATCCATTCTGTGATCTTGCTCAGTTTCATTCTTCCTTCCTCCCTACGCTTCTTCTATCCCGATCACACAGTAGCCATCTACTAGTGCCGACGATGTGCTGCTGTCTTCCAGGCGGTTCACTCTTAGCTGCATCTGCTCTCCTGTCGCCCTGCCCTCGCTGAACTCCATCGCTATGATCGTACTGCCCTCGCTGATCTCTGTGGACTTCACGATCAGGAAGGTCTGTGTCTTGTTTCTGATCCGGTCGAACACATCGCAGGACAGCCGGATCGTTTTCTTCTTGTCGTCTGAAGGAAGATGCTGCATCTTCTCTTCCTGCTCTCGCTCTTGCAGCTTTCTCTTTGTTTCTCTGTCGATCGCCGCCTGCTCTTCATCATAACGCTGCTGTTCTGTCTTCTCGGTTTCTCGCTTGTCTATGTACTGGTCGCAGCTGGTACAGGTCGATGTCTTCACGTTGCACTCCAGATACCTGCTGCATCCGTAGCATATCGACGTGATTCCTTCCGGATGTGGTGTCTCATAGTCGTCTCCTGGTTTCGTTTCTTCCTGCTCCGACTCCTTGCTTTCTGCTTCTTCCGGTTCTTCTGGTTCTTCTGCTGCCTTTGCTTCCTTCACTTCTTTCCATGTCAGCCCGCCGGACTCCTGGCTCTTCTCTAGCATGGCCAGCTGTTGCTCCTGATCCATGCCGCTGATCTCATACGCTGCACTGAATGTCAGTCGCCCCTCCTTCAGCTGCTCCGTAAACTCAGGGATCAGTCGCTCATTGATGGAGTCGATCTGTGCGATCTTCGTTCCCGACATCTGCATGATCGAAGCGATCACATCGCGAAGGCGTCCGCTATCCAGCGTATAGCCTTGAAGTGTCAGACCGTTGTCCTTCATGTACTGGAGTGACTTTCTCAGCTGCTGCTCTTCCTGGAGCAGATCCGCCATAGTCTTATCGCGGTATGCGTTTGCCATGATGATGTTGACCATTTCTTCGTGTTCTTCCGCTACGCTCTTGATCTGGCATGTTGCGATCTCAAACTCTTCATAGCCTTTCTTCAGCAGGAGCTGCAATGCTCTCCATCGTCTTTCCCCTGCTATGATCCGGTACTCTCCACGCTCACACGGCGCATACATGACTGTCATGTTCTCCAGGAGTCCGACTGTCAAGATCTCCTGTGCCAGCTTTTCTATGCCGTTCATGCTGTAGAAGTTCCGATCGTTGCTGTACATCTTCCTGATGCTGATGTCCTTTGTACGGAACCTTGCTCGCGGCTTATCCTCTGCCGCTGCCTTGCTGTTTCTGTTCAGTGCGTCCATAACGCTCCAGCCTGCTGCCATTGTTTACTCCTCCATTTCTTCCAGGATCTCCCTGGCTACTTCTCTGTAGTCTTTTGTCACGATGCAGCTTTTTGAAAACGCCGGAAGCGGCACACGCTGCATAGTTGCCTTCTCCGCTACAATCGAACGTCTGACTGATGTCTCGAAGCATTCCTGTCCAGACGACTCTTTCAGCCACTGCTCTACCTGAAGACTTGTCTGGTTCTTCTGTCTCATGGTCATCAGCACCTTGATCTTGATTCCTTCGTTCAGTCCTCGAAGATCTTCTACTTGCTCCGCCATGTTTGCGATTGCTTCCACCTCGAAGCCTCCAACCTTGACAGGCAGGATCAGCAGATCCGTCGCTACAAGTACGTTTGTGACTGTCATGTCCATCAGCAGTCCACAGTCCACTATGCAATAGTCGTATGCGTCCTGTACCTCCAGCATGGCCGCCGCGAATCTGATGATCTGATCTTCCTTCTCATTCAGCAGCAGCTGCATGTTTGTCCGCATCAAATAGCCGTTCGCCGGGATAATATCCACATTGTCGTATGGAGTTGTCTGGATCAGCTCTGTCGTGCTATATGTACCTCCTGTACTTCTGTGTTTCTCCAATAGTTCCGACATTCCGATCCCTTCCGGCTCGAAGCGATCGTACAGCATTGATACGTTTCCCTGCTGGTCTGCATCCACCAGCAGCACCTTCTTTCCGTGTTCCTGTCCCAGGATATAGGCAAGTGATGCCGCTGTCATCGTCTTACCGATCCCGCCTTTCTGGTTCATTACTGTGATAATTTTCATTGATGTGTACCTCCTGTTCTTTCTAGCTTGCCGCCTGTTGTTCCTTTCTTCTTCCTTCCTCCCAGCTGATCACTGCGTCCATAGCTCTCCTGTAGCACAGCGCATCGTCTTTCTCTTCCACCTTGATGATCTGCTTCTTGTCCTGGCCTTCGCCCTGGAAGATCTTTATAAAGCCGTCATCGTACATCGAGAACTTGCTGTGCAGTCTCAGGTTGTGCCTTCTTGCGATCGGTCTGTATACCTCGTAGAATCTTCTGACTGCTTCTGCATATTCGTCCATCACAGCCTCCTATCGCATTGGTGACACTTTCCTGTTTTTGTAAACGGTCAGATTCTGACACAGCATCGTGTCTTCTCCCTTTCCTGTGTCTATCGGCTTCAGGTTTATGTACTCCGTCAGGATCTTGATTGCCTCTTCTGCTCCGTAGCATACAGCGCAATAGTGTCCTGCATCAGCCAGGGCTTTCAACATTTCCTTCTGGCTCTTTTGTATCGTTCCTTTGTCGTACTTCATCTCGATGTACAGACCGTTATAGATACCCTTCGGCACTGGAAGGCTCAGATCAGGGATCCCCGTTTTGACGCCCATCTGTTTCAGCTTTACAGCTTCAGCTTTGTTCCTGCTGCCGCCGTTCGGGCAGTGATGCAGTAGTTTCAGCTCCGGATGTGCGTTCTCGTTCCACATAGCCCAGCTGATCACATTGATCTGCTCTGTATCTTCACTCCTTCTTGCGTATCGCATGTTCATCTTCTTTCTTTGCTCCTTTCGCTCGCATTCGTGCGTATATGTAGAATCGACCGTTGAATGTGTTGTACTTCACTTCTGCCTCTGCGAACTCATACATGTCGCCGTACCACTTTGTCAGGTGGTCGCAGATCTTCAAGTTTCCCTTCACGATCCTGTTCACATGATATTGTTTTGTCTTGTAGTGGTTCACTTTCTCTTTTGGCTTTCTCAATCCTGTTGAAGCGTTCCACGTCTTCTGGTATTTGCTCTTTCTCTCTTTTTCTTTTGTGATGTACCTTGCAGCACCTACAAGTCCGTTTTCGTCTTTCTGTAATCTGCGAAGGTGGTTCCTCTTGCCCTTGTTCCATGTCGCTTCCACTGTGTCCATGTCCAGATCTCCGTCCATGACAATGTGGTGATGGAACCTTCCCTTGCTTCCGCACTCTGTTGTATAGACATACCTTGCATTCTTCAGTCCCATCTTCTTTCGCTTATAGTTCAGTCTCTTGATGAAGTTCTGCATGTTCCTGACTGCTTCTTCCAGCGTCTCAGGTTCTTCTGTGTATGTAAATGTCGCCCATATATCCCTATTGTCGAAGTTCTCCAGGATCAGACGTTCGCACATCTTTCTGCTGTTCTTATCGTTCAGGTTCTTCTGTGCCTGTCTCTGTTTCTTTCTTCTTCCTTCATCCGGGATCTGGTTCTCCTGTCTCCTTGTGAACTCTGGATATATTTCAATCTCCAGCTGATCTCCCGATCTGATCTCCTTTGTGGCATATATGTTCTTCACCTTGCCTTCCTTCAGGAGTCTCTTCTCGTTCTCTTCCTCCATCTGTTCCAGGCTGTTCTGATATGCTGCTTCATAGTCATATGGGACATATACAGTCCTTCTCTTTCTCTTACTCATGTCTTATACTTCCTTCGTAGACTTGTTAGTATCCATTACAAGGCCGATTTAAGACGTTCAAGAAATGCGCGGCTTTGTTGACTTCCGCTGTCGTCTGCTGTACAATACTATTGATGTGTACTTTGGTTCTCAGCATTGTCTGGAAGCCATTGTGTAGCCTTCCGGAGCCGCCAAGCATACCGGAAGGCTTTTCTTTTACCCTGCTTTTCTGACATCTTCTTCTACCTTCCTGACGCTCGTCAGGCGTACCTTCACGCCTTCTTCTCTTGCGTTCAGGATCATGGCGATCGCTTTGAACGCCTTCATGGGATCAGGTCTGTTGTTTTCTACTGCTGTCATGTGGCTCACCTCTTTCCTTTTTTTCTGTTCCTTGCACTGATGTTCAGCTTTGCAATGTTTCGACCGACTTTTGTCAGCTCTGCTTCATCAAACCGGAGTTCTCTTCTGTTCATTTCCAGATTTGTCTCGTTGTCTATCAGGAAAAGATTTTCTATATTACAGTTATCTTTGTCTCCGTCCAGGAAGCTCACCATCTTCCCTTTCGGAATCTCTCCGTGATGTTCTTCCCACACCGCTCTATGTACGAACTCAAACCGTTCTCGCTGTGTTCCGTCTTCCTGTACCTTTCTGATCAGATAACCGTCCGTTGTATGTGTAAACTCTCCGACTTCCATCTTGTTTGCTGGTGTGTGTCCTTTTTGGAACATTGTGTGCTTTACTTTCTCGTACACTTCCGGCGACATCTTCTGTCCTTTGTTTTGTGGTTCATGCCCTTTCTGGAAGCGTGTGTTCACTCCTGTAGTGATCCCGTGATTTTTCTTGTAGACTCTCACTTTCTTTCCTGTGATCGTCCCTTTTCCGTATTTTTCGTTCACTGCTTCCGCAATCTCTTCTGATGTTCTTCCTGATGCAATGCTCCGGATAAATGTTTCCATCCCTTCCGGATATACCAATGAACAGCCTTTCGGTGTTCCGCCTTTTGTGCCGCTTTTCAGCTTGTGATTGTGCTTGTACTGTTTGACCTTTGCTACCGTGAACTCTATCTTGTATTTTTGATAAAATTCTCTATTGAGATCTGCTGTCAGTTTTTTTGTGCTCGTTCCGACTACGTGATCTCTGATGTACTGCCCCACTTCTTCCGGATATTTATGCATTTTCTTTCACCACCAGCATCGCAGGAACTTTTCTTTCCTTGCTTCCTGTGTTGTAGCCATATTCGTCCATATGCTTCATGGCGTTCAGTTGCACGTTTGCGTTGTTGATGATCGTTGTTGCGACTTTCGTCGTTGCTTCTGCCCGTTTTATCTCTTTGTCCAGTCCCTCCTCATCCAGATCGTCGTCGTTGATCCTTTCAAGTGCCTCGAACAGATAATTGTTCAGGTCTGTCAGTGTATTCTTCACGACACTACTCTCCTTTCTATGTACTGCCTTCCGGCATGGTCTATCTGCATCCGCATGATGCAGTCATGTATATCACCACTCCCTTCCTGGCAATGTGTGACACTGTGCTGCGCTTTTCTCCTTAAAAAGCTGCTCAAAACCTGATAACTTACTATGCAGGATTCTGGCAGCCTGCACACGCCGCTATGTTTTCACAATGTTCATCGGATGGCTTTCAGCTTGCCATCGTCAGCGATCACGTTGCCATCGTGACCGGACGGGGCCTGTGCCCCGTTTCGGCTTCTATCCTTTGAACATTTCCTTCAGAAACTCCGTCGCTTCTTTTGCGATCTCGCCGCCTGCTTCAATAAACTGTTTCATAAGTTCCTTCTGTTTGGCCGTTTCTTCCTGTGTTGGAAGCTCCAGTGCATTCACTCCCTGTTCCATTGCTTTGAAGACCGCATACATGATCAGCATACAATCCTCTTTTGTTTCGTACTCTGCTACTTCTTCACAGCATCCGTCATACACCATGAGTGTGTGTCTGATCTTGTCTTCCTTCTTTCCTTTGGCATACTCCTTTGTCTCTTCGTACCCGATTCCTTCAATGTGTCCGGACAGGTTGTACAGCTTCTCTTTGTTCTGCGATAAAATAAACATGTCGTCCTCCTTAATATTCATAGCCTTTATTCGCGTCTGCATCGTCATAGCCTTTCACCATGATCTGATCGTAGCAGTCCCAGCAGACCAGTCTGCACCGGATCCCGTTTGCGTCTGTCGTGTACCGCATGTCTTTCCGATCAGCGTGGTGTCCACAGATCGGACACCTTCGGAAGCCGCTTTTCTTTGTTCTTGCCATTATCTTCCCGCCTTCCTTTTCTCTATCTTGTCTAACTGCTGCATGATTTTCTCGTATCTTCTTCTGTTGCTTTTCTGTGCCTGGTATTCTTCCGCAAAGCTCTGTGCGTCTTCTCCTTTTATTGCTGCCTCTGCCATCTGATCCGCTGCCTGCTCCATCTTTTTCTGTGCTCCTGTTTCTTTGTCGTATGCCATGCAGTAGCATTCGTGCATCAGCTCTTCCGGGATCTGATTTTCTTTTATTTCTTTTCTTAATCTTTCGTTTTCCAGGCTCAGTCTGTTGGCTGCGTCCTTGTTTTCTATCTCTGCCCTGTGTATGGTTTCATTTCTTTTCTTTAGTATCTTGATTTCTTCCTTCAGTTCGTCCGTTTGTTCCTGTGCGATCTCTGCACTGCGTTTCATACTGTACGCAGTGTCTTCTCTGATGTTTTCCTCCGCCAGCTCCAGAACGCCCTCCATTGCAAACCCTACATAACTGTTCTCGCCTAATTCTTCGACGATCTTTCTGATCTTTTCGATTGCCTGTCTTTCCTGGTCTTTCGTTGTCATGCCTGTCCCTCCTCGTTTTCTCTTTTCTCTTTCATAAGCCATATGTTCTCGTCCTCGCTGCACACTCCGAAGTATTCATCTGTCCGTGTGAAGAAAAATTCGATTCCATAAAACTGCTTGATTGCCAGTTTGAACACTTCCCATCTGTCCTGACAGCTTCTGCAAGTGTTGTCCCAGTATTTAAAGCCGAGGCCCTTATCTGAATTTCTGATTCCCGGTGTTGCTTTTCTTCTTTCATCAAGGGCCTTGTCCCATGCGCGAATAGTTTCCTCTAATTCGCCGCCCATTTCTGTTTCCATGAATTTTTTCACATTCAGCTTCATTCTTTTCTCCTTTTCTATGTACTCCCCGACATTTCTGTCGGGGACATCCTATGCCGTCAATCCTGCGCGAACTGTTTCACCCATCTTCAGGCCGATCATAACGTACTTGATTCTTTCCTTGTCTGCTTCTGTCAGCTGCTCCAGCAGTTCAACGAACTCACGTGCGTCTTCGGCCTTACGGTTTACAGTTTCTTTTTTTCTGTCAACTGCTGCCATGTTCATCCCTCCTTCTTCTTATGCTGTTACCAGTTCATAGTCTTCCAGCAATTCCTTCAGGTTGATCTTTCTCCAGCGATGAAGTTTCTTGTCTCCTGTGATATTCTTTACTGGTTCCGGAAGCGGCTCGCCTGTGATGACGTTTCTCTCCCAGAAAAGATACTGTTTCAGTGAATTGTGATAATGTCCATCATTATGTACTTCGATGAATTTATGTTCATTTCTCTTATTTCTATAGATTGTGATTGTTGTCATGTCTTCTTGCCTCCTTGCAGCTTGTTTTTCTTCTTTACCCCGCCTATACTATGTATTAAGTCGTTGCAGCGGCTTAATACATAATAGGAAGGTGGTGTTTTTGTGGATCGTGAGAAAATTTCTTCTGTAGTAGATAAAGCTTTTTCTTCATCTTTTGCTGAATGGGAACATCAGATTGAACGTGATCTTTACCCTGATGCTTTTGTTGATCAATACAGCTGGTTGCATGTGAAGGACGCTTTATCTAAAAATAACCGTTTTCTGAAGGAAGCACTGAAGTCTGCGCTTTGTGATGTTCTTTCAGATCTGTAGTTATTCTTCTTTCTGGCCATCCGCTCCGGCGGGTGGCTTTTCTCTTAAAAGTATTTCAAGAATCTGTGGAAGCACTGCTGTCTCCTGTGGTGTCACGTTTCCGCCTCCCTGAAGGACTCTTGCTGCAAATTGATCCATTTTGTTGATCAGTTCCTCTCGTTCCGTCTCTTTTCATCTCCCTTCTGTTCCGTATATTTACATGATAGTCTCTTTACGTAACTTTGTCAACATATTTTTGTCACTGTACGGAACTTTTTTGTTGACCTTTTATATTCAACGTGGTATTGTGTAATCAGAAAGAAGGTGAATGACATGACGCAAGGCGAACGCGTGAAAGAAGTACGCAAGGCTTTAGGCCTTACGCTTGACAAGTTCGGCGAAAAAGTTGGCGTAAAAAAGCAGACCGTCAGCCGCATCGAAAACGGTGTTAATAATGTCACTGATCAGATGGTGCTTTCGATCTGTCGCGAATTTAATGTAAATTATGATTTCTTAATGAATGGCGAAGGGGAAATGTTCGACGACCTTCCGCAGACGGTTCTCGACGAATTGTGTGCGCAGTACGATCTGGATGATCTGGACAGGACTCTGGTAGAAATGTATATAGAAATGCCGGAGCAGGTTCGGGACTACCTGAAGCAGGAGATCCGGAAGCGATTTCTGAAGGAAGACACAAAAAAATAAGGGAACCCATTTGGATTCCCTTTTTTCTCACTTCGGAGTGTGTATGTATATGTACTTTACGAATCTGTAGATCCGCTTCAGCTGATCCTCCGAAGTGATCTTCCGGAGCAGTGCGTCGATCTTCTGGCGTATGTCCATCCGCATCACCTTCCTTCTGATTCCATTATATCTCAAATTATGGAAGAATAAAGGTGATCGGTACCTGTTTCCCGATTTCGGGAAATAACACCAGAAATCGACTGCTGTTGTCGCAAACCTGCTATACTATTTGTAAACCGAATCATATAGATCGCTTATTTTGACATCCAGGGCGCGGGCGATCGCTTCCAGCTGGTTCAGCGTAGGCGATACAAGGCCGTTTTCGATATTGTTCAGCGTTGTCTTCCCGATTCCTGTGGCGGCTTCCAGCTGCTTCAGCGTCAGGCCCCTTTTGTTCCTGGCTTGCCATGTCAAGACTTCCATGTGCTTTCCTCCTGTGTAGTGTAGGATGCACATATCTCGTCAAAAATATGAAAAAGGACAGCCGCGTCAACGACTGCCCCTTCTCATGTGTCTATGCTCCACAGCTTTACGCCAAGAACAGACACGGATCACACCCTCTATTCTAGCATAAAGCTGTGTTGCTGCATAGCTTTATTTTTTATACCCTTTTCAGGGTTCTATGTTAGAAAGAAGGTTTTTTATGAATACATATTTTCATTCGCAGCCGGAACTGTACGGCCTGCGTGTAGTTAAATACATAAGATGCAGCCACGAAGGTCAGGTACTGCATGGTGATACTCTGGAAGCCCAGGACACGCTCCTGAACGAATTTATTGAAACGAATCACATGGTACTTGTAGACACTTTCGTGGACGAAGCACTGACTGCCAGAAAAAGATATACCAAAAGAAAAGAATTTGTTCGCTTGCTGGACGGTGTGCGTGCTCATTCCTTTGACATGATTCTCTTCACAAAATTAGACCGCTGGTTCCGTAATATCGGAGACTACCACAAGATCCAGGAGATTCTCGACGCGAACGGTGTGCAGTGGAAGGCGATCACGGAGTCTTATGATACTACCACGACGAACGGCCGTCTGCATATCAATATCCGTCTGTCTGTGGCTCAGGACGAATGTGACCGTGATAGCGATCGTATAAAAGATGTATTTGCTTACAAGCTGAAGAACAAGTCATATATATCCGGTCGACTTCCTCGTGGTCTGAAGCTGGATGCTGACAAGCATATCATTCACGATCCGGAGTGGAAACAGTGGGCGCTCGATATGTTTGACCATTTTGAGAGCAGCGGCAGTATTTATTCTACTTTTCTATTTCTTACGAATAAATACGGCCCTCTTCTTCGTTATGACGGTGTTAGCCGTGCGCTGAAGAATCCTCTGTATAAAGGCATGTACCGCGATGATCCTGAATTTTGCGATCCGCTTATTGATCCGGAGCGTTTCGATCATCTTCTTGAACTTGCAAAAAAGAACGTCCGGCAGAGAAAAACCAGACGTTACTATATATTCACTGGTCTGCTCGTCTGCTCCAGCTGCCAGCATAACCTCGTTCCCTATACTATACCGCATACTCTTGCTGATGGTACGCACAAGGATTATGTTTCCTATCGCTGTGGCTATCATTCCAGCTCGCGGCTCTGCGATCGGTCACGTACCTACCGGGAAGAATATATCGAACAATATCTCCTCGATCATGTTCGTCCTGCACTCTCTCGCTATATAGCTGAATATGATGTCGTTTCTTCCAGCGCATCAAAAACGGATCCTGCTGCCGAAGCAGCGAAGATCCGCCATAAATTAGAAAAACTATATGATTTGTTTCTTGATGATCTGATAGAAAAAGATCTTTACAGACAGAAATATGATGATCTGCAAGCCCAGTTAAAGGAATGCCTTGAAGTTCCATCTGCACCTGTTCGTGATTTTTCCGCAGTTCAGGAACTACTTTCTAAGAATTGGGAGGATATGTATTGTACTTTCAGCAAAGCAGAAAAGAATGTCTTCTGGAAGTCTTTCGTTGAATCTATTATAGTCTATGAAGACGGCAGCATGGACATTAATTTTTTATGATTTTTTATTTATACTAACTATACTTAACCGTTTGGCCATCCTGCATAAAATGCGACATGTGTGATTACTGCGGCAATCTCTTTTTGTGTTACACCATGATTTT